CTCCCGATGGATTGCCCTAGCCCTGCAAGCCCTGCACCAAGAAACTCGCCCACACGAGATCTCTCGGTAGGCTGAACGATTCCCTGTCCTGTGTATGTCTGTCGTGAAAATGCCATAGTGTTATGCGAGCAGTTTCTTGATGCGTGAGTCCATCCACTTCCTGATGGATGGCTTCAACCATTCATTCTTAGATAGCCAGCCAGCAAATCGCTGACCGTATTTGATGTATGCCTTCCTGAACCATCCCGGCGATTCGTTCAGCATCCAATGCCTGAACAGCAGCCACATAGGGTTGTCTGCACCGTAGACTTCACGAGCTACCCAGCATGTCATGAATTTTGACCCACTCAACATACTGCCCAGACCCTCCATAGCTCCACCTGCCACTGCGGCACGTGCATTGGCTGAAGCAATGTTCGCATTGAGCTGTGCGTTATAATTACCAGCAGCAAGGCTGCCTGCGTAGGCTGACTCTGGATTGAACACCTGCTGCGGAGCCATACCCTGACCCTGCATAGCGACTCCCTGACCAGCTTGTATGCCCACACCGGGCCTGCCCAGAATGGCCATAAAGGGATCAGCAGCAGTGGCAGCATTCAAGCCTACCATCTGTTGTGCGAAAGCCTGCCGCCTACGCTGTAGCTGTTCAGCCTGCAGGCCCTTAACCAGAGCCTCTTGACCTACATCAGCCATACCAAAGCCCATACCACGAGCTGCCTGAGCACCACGGACCTGCTGCTCGAGTTCTCGAGACAGGGCTGGTGGCAGTGCTGCTCCTGCGGCCAATTCTGCCTGTGCCTGCCTGTTAAGCTCTGCCATCAGTGCAGCCTGCTCAGGATTGGCCTGCCTGAAGGCCTCAGTGGCTCTCTGACCGAGTCTCTCGACTGCAGCGATGTCTCCCTCCCGGGACACGTCAAGGCCAGCCACATCAGCTCTGGCGAGCCCGGGCATGATGTCTCGCTCATAGAGTTCCAGCAGACCGGGCTCGCCATCAGTGCCTCGCATCAGGTCTCTCAAGACCTGCAAGTTGAGGCGAGCCTCTGCTGGCCTGCCGTATTCCTGACTGGCTTCAGCAGCAAACAGCTCTGGAGCCAGATCAATCTGTGCCTGTAGTGTGTCCCGTGTCTCTTGGGCGTAGTCCCTAGGAGGAGGGGCATCTGCGCTATACATTCCCATAATTGTCTGTCTGGTATTCTCGGTGTAGCTGTGTGAACTCTCTCATCGCATTCCAGCCGCCACACAGGTATACGACTGCAAATATCACCTCGTGATAAAATGATTTCAGGACATCAGAGTGGACTCTCTTGACCTCCATCTCTGATTTCTCCCACTTGTTGGCATCTAGCCACGCATTGCAGCTCATGATCAGGAGCGGCATCAGGAAGCTGCTGTGCGCTTGATAGAATGAGTTAGTGCTCAGGGCCAGCATCCAGTTGAGTTCAGCCTGAATCAGCTCCTCATCGCTCATGACCTTGTTGTCATCGATCATGTCATCCAGATCGTGAGCCCGTCTTGCAAATAGCTCCACAAACTGCCACGCCTTCTCATTGTTATGAGTCAGGCGCATGAAGTCTGGTTTGATGGAGGTGTCGAAGTGCATTAACCGAACTTTGAAATGGTGAGCTGGCTGTATATCTCCGGGTGTCCTGTGATGTCAGCAGCTCTTCCAAGCCCATTGCTTGATTGGCTTAATTTAGATTTGAACCTGATCTCAAATGTTTTCTGATCTGCGATGGTGAACACGCCTGAAATGGTAGACCATAGCGTTTCAGTGTCTGAGCTTCCAAAGTAAATCGAAGTGCCGTTCAGTGTTGTAGACGAGTCACTGAAATTATACAGCCAGCTTGTGAAGTTGCCTGAGTCGTAGCCGGGGACTCTCGCTATGACAGAGTATGTCCCTGCTGCAAGTGTGAATTGACCTGAGGAAAGCGAAACAATGATGCCGTCAGGGTCAGAAGACTGGTTTAAGTTCCTTGTTTGATCAGTTGTGTCAGAAGCACCAGCGTCTACGCCTTGAGATTGCTGCTCCCACAGATCTGCCACGGATATTGATAGTGAGCTTTTTGCTTCCCACTGAATATTCCCTGAAGAGTCTGAACTGATGAACTTGTTAGCACCATCAGTAACAATCTGGCTGATGTTAATGGTGTCTGTCCCATCCTGAGCTGACCACTCTGGGTTTGCCCCAGCTCCTTTGGTCTTTAGGAATTGACCATCAGATCCCGGGGCTAGTTTCACGAGGTCACCATCAGCATTGTAATACAGGATCTGACCCTGAGTGCCTGCCTCGAGCTTTGTTAGGTTCAGGTTATGGTCATCGATCTTGCTGTTGATGTTGATTCCCTGCTCGAGCTTGCCTGTAGTTACAGAGCCATCAGATAGCTGTGCAGATGAGAGTTCACCGGTGAACGTGACAGAAGGCGTCCCAAGCAAGTTAAGCTTTGGGTAGGTAACCTTTTCTCCTTCAGAGAAGTTGTATCCTGTAGCTACAATAACTGAGAGTGGCATGATCTTATGTAGTTATGATTCTGTGGCCTGAGGCAGACATGTAGAATTTAGTTGGGGTAAAGTTAACTGCGGAGTCAGCCTTTACGTGAACGCTTACGTAATCGTTTTGATCCAGCTCAATGTGGCCAATTATTGATATGTTCTTCCTGTCAGCAAGCGTGTTAAAGAAAAACTGTTGCTCAGTTTGCGTGATGACAGTTGAAGAAGCTGCACTGTCATCGTATTTCACTATCACAAAATCTACTGTGTGAGCACTGTTAACATCTATGCCACCAGAGATGCTGACATTAATCTCTGCATCAATCGCTATATCACCAGTGTATTGCAGTTGACCATTTCCCGGCATCGAGAAGTTGGTCATATTTGAGTGCGTTGCAGTGGTGAGTGACAATGCTTGATACGATGTTGTCAATGCAGTTGCTGCAGCAGAGCTTCTGTAAATAGCCCCAAACGGATTGACATCGTGTTCAGTGACATGCTGTGGATACCACTTGCCAGCAGTGTTGCTGATAATGGTCAGTGTCTCACCTTCGCTTACCCTTACATCTCCCAGACCAGCAGGTCCCCAGTCAGGGCTTGTGATCGTAATGAAGCTGGATGTGGCATTAATGATGTTCTTGACCGTGACATACCCAGTCTCTGGCGTAGACAGTGTGAATGATGTGCCACTACTGATGATGTTATACAGCTTGGTGTCGCTGACAGTGTTGCTGCTGGTATCATTGTAGGTCTGTCGGAACGTGTGAGGAGCATTGAGCGAGATCTCAGGGTCGCCTGTGCCGTTGCCGTTGGAGACGGTCAAGCCAGTGGCCCCAGTGATCGTCCTGACATTGGCAGCTCCGCTCCCGTCCAGCGCAACCAGACCAGCAGTTCCGCTGAGTTCGTCTATGGACCGAATGTTGCCCTCGGCATAGTTGAGTTGCTGCAATGCTGTAATGAACTCGGCTCGAGTTACTGTGTCAGATGGGATTGGTCCATTGACCGCATCGACTACGAAGTTATTTGTGCTGTCTGGCATATTACCAAAGTCCTGAGTGTTGTCCTTCTCGTTTCTGTCCTGTTGTCGATCCAGAGGTCACGCTGTGCAGTCTGATCCTGCCGTCGATGCCCTCTATCTTGACCTGAAAGTAAGCTCCCCTTCTGTCTACCCTCATCTTGTGGGTCCAGTATTGATACAGGTCCAACTGAGTTCCAGTGGAGCCCAGAACAGTGCCGGGGTCAGCACTGTCAGTATCAAGTATGACAGAGTAATCCTCTCTGCCGGGAGTCTCGTGGGTGTCATCCAGATTCTGGATGTCCCAGTCCTCCATCCCAAAGGTCATGTATTTTGTGCGGTTAGGGAACGTGAAGCTGGCATTGTCCACAATGACTGACTCCTCCTTCACACCATCCACAATGCCAGTCACCTTGTATTCTGGGTCCCACGTTGAGACGTAGATCTGAGCTTGCTGGAACCTCCTGCGGTTCCCTGCCTCAAACCCGTAGCCACGAGTCTTAATCATGAAGCTGATGGGCCTGTCCTCTACCTTGATGGTGTCAGAGCAAATGACCTGCAGGTATGGATCAACATTCCCAAACTGATCCCTGATGCTGACCAGTATGGGTGATGTGCTCTCGAAACGCACACCGCATCCGTTGTCGCTTTCTGTGGTTTCTCCAGAGAGCCAGCCGTCTTCCGTAAACCCTGTGAACAGGTTCGCCCCAGCTATCTCGCAGTGATCTGCGTTGTTCTCTGAGCCAACTCCCCATAACCATCCATCTTCTGGGTCATTTACATTGCCCTCAGTAGACTCGATAATCGGAAGACTCCCATCAGTGATCTCTGAGTCAGCGTCATCAATGATCTCTCGGCTTCTGGTCGCAGTGATTACTGTCCCATTGTTGACCTGAACAGTCGTGCCTTCTCCTACGTGACCCTTGACCATCAGGTCGCATGTGTAGGTTCCTTGAACGATGGGACGGCCCTCTAGATCAGAGTATTCGTAGAGCCCAATTGTGCCATCGTAGTCTACGTAGTAGAGATGCTCAGAGCCTTGGAAGTCTGCCACAAACAAATACTTGATCTTAATGGCCTCTCCAGTGTCGTAGCCTGACCAAGCTCCGTTAATGAAGTCATAGACGAGCACTGCACTGTTCTGCTGCCCTCCATCAATCGGGACGCTCAGGTAATACCTGTTCCTCCAGTAAGCTGCACAGGCCGTCTCCTTGGCTACATTGAAGTCGATCCTGTCGATCAGTGGTTGGATCGGTGTGCTTGCTGGTTCTGAGATCCCCTGCAGCTTGTTCTGCTCCGTCAGCCTCAGTGACACTACGCCTCTCTGGCTCAGGAACCACAGGTCGTTGCCTGCGCTGGCGACAGACCTTGTTCCCACGAGACCGTATTCTGTGGTCACCTGATCCAGCACAGCGTTGTTCCCCCAATCTCCTACGAGATTGCTGACTGTGTAGATGCTTGTGTCCTTGAAAACTACTACGGTCTGATCGTTCCACTTGTAGAGTCTGCGAATGTTGTCAGAGTCACCCTGATTGATCTTGAAATTGTTGTAGACCGCATCGTAGTTGGTGTAGCTCAGGATGTCGCTGACTGCCACGTGGTCTGACTTGTAACCTCCAGACGGCTTGTGAGGGACAAGAATGCGATTCTGGAAGAACAGGGTCGTATCGGAATTGGGGATCGGATTGGTCCCGTTGTCGGAAGCAGGAGCCTCAATGAAGCCTTCAGCAAGCGAAGACATGACAAGCTGGCTCTCGTCAGGGCCTCGAGACAAGATCACCTTGTCGAATGCCTGAGTGAACCAGTATTTGCTGACCGTGTTATTGCTGGTGAATTTGGTAGAAGGAACGGTCAGACCAACGCTGCAGGGGATGGGCTCAATACTGTTGCCGTATCGAGCCCTGTAGAGATTCATAGTGACCCCATCAAGGCTGGCGGCTATCAAGATCCAGTCAGCTCCGTTAGGGTCATTCCATACACCCACTCCATAGACCTGACCTAGAGCAGTTGTGATCTGCCTATTCCAGTTAATATCTCCGTTGTTCCATTCAATAGGCCACGTAAAGCCGTATCTGTTGAACCACGTGAGAGGCATCACACCCTTTCGGGGCTCTGCTACACCAAACCTGAACCTCGCATTAACGGCCTCAGATACCATACCGGGAGCCAGCATGTGAGGCTGCTGCCTCATGTCTACACCCACAAATCCATTGTCGCCTGCTGTGATAGGCGCATCATCGTTGATGGTGTAGTTCCTGTGCTCCCTCATGTGTAAAAACCAATTTTTCTCAGGACCTGATCTAGGGCTTTGTTGCTGTTGTCCCAGTTCAGCTTCATTCCCCTCTCAGAGGCCCTCAGGGCCTTCTCTAAGCCCCTGTGACCATAAACCTCTCTCATTCTATCCACCAGACTGTCAGGCTTAGGCACAGCCCATAATCCGCCGTTCTGGTAGTGGTTCTCGGCTGGCTTCAGATCGAAGTCTACCGGATACCCCACTGACTCATCGTAGAACTCAGTAATGCCCCCGAATGGGACTGCTATTACTGGCCTGCCAGTCGCCATAGCCTCATGCTGCATAAGGCCCCAGCCCTCTCCCTTGGATGCACTGGCAAAGCAATCGAGCCCTGCATACCAGTTGGCTAGGTCCTTCCTAGTCCAGAACTGCCTGATGAACTGGATTCTGTCATCGTCCACCTTGATCTCAGGATCGTCAGGGAAGCACTTAATCTGCAGCCTGACGTCTTTGACCTTCTTGGGGAATGCCTTCTTCCAAGCCGTCAGAACGTCCTCAAAGCCCTTTCTGCAGCCTCCTGCTGCTGTCCTGCCTGCCACGCCAAAAACGAACTCAGAGCCCTGTTTCTGTGGCCTGTAGTGGAAGATGTCAGTATCGATCCCCATAGGGACCTTTGTCATCGTCCTCTTGATCCCCTGAGCATTGAACATGCAGAGGTTGAAGTCACTAGGGACCACAATCACGTCTGCCTGATTCAGATTCAGGACTGATTCCTTATGGAGTCTGGTTGACTCCCACATCGTGTTATAGACCAGCTTCTTCTTGCCTGCTGGACAGTATGAGGGGCAATGAATAATCATCTCCCAGTCATCAAGCTGCTGCTTGTGAACCACAGA